AGTGGAGCCGCCACCCGGCAGCTACAACAGCGGCGGTAATGGTAAGATCAGCCATGGGGATTAATCCTCTTTACAAGAATGAGCGGTAATTTGTCAGAAGGGCGGTCACGGCCATGGGCATTTGCGCATCGCTGGCGCGGGCGTCATACCATTCGCCAACCAACAGCAGGATCGCGTGTTTGATGGCGTCTGGGATGGTTGCAAAGCCGACAACGGCGGTAACTGTGATACGTGAACCGTCCTGCACATCGGGCCATGATTGGCCATTCTTGAGGACGATTGAGGCGTCCATGCCATCGGCGCGGGCCTCATAGACAGAACCTGCAAGCGTCTGTGTTGCGCCCGTTCCATCCACATACGAAACACTGGAAACAGAAATAAGCGGCACCAGCGGAAGCGCAGCGAAATCGGCAAAACCATCGCACTTGATCGTCACTGTGCGCTGCACAATGGCGATGCCGCAATACAGCTCCACATAATCGCGAGCCGCAGCGATCAATGCAGAAATTCCCGCATTTTCGTCATCGGCATCAACCCGCAAATGGGCCTTGGCGGTTGCAAGGTCCACAGGCTCGGACGCCGCCGCAACAGTCGTGACGGGGGCATACCACATGAGTTAAGCCTTCCTTGTCTCGCGGGCAGGAATCTTGACCGCCCGCTCGATCTTGGTGACAGGCGCGGCAAAACCAGCTTCAATGAAGCGATTGGCCTCATCATCCGCAAAATCAGCCTCATCGCCTGGGGCAAGGTTGATGGTCGGACCCGAAAGCCCGACCAACATCCTTAGGCGCACTTGATCACCACGAAATTGATCACCAGCACTCCATCGCCAGCGGTCGATGCATGGAGGTTCGTCAGCATCAGCTTAAACGATCCCGCCGCCGTGGCAGTAGTGTGGACCGTGAACGATCCTGCACTGGTATGCGTCTTGATGCTCGCGACCACCACATCAGTGGCGGCAACTTCCGAGTTGGTGACGGTAAACTCCACCTCGGCACCAGCCGCTGCGGACTGTGCAAAGGTCGTGATAACACCCGAAAGCGCATTGCAGGTGACACCAGTAGTAACGGAAGTTGCCTGCGTAACGGCAGTTTGGCCGCTTGTGACAACCGCGCCATCACCTTGGCGGCGATAAACAGTGGTATTGTAGGACATGGCCTAACTCCCCAAAAGGAAGGGGCGGACCCGAAGGCCCGCCCCGACATTATGCGTTGATCAGGTGCTTCACAGCGCCGGTCTGGATCAGATCGCCATCAAGGCGCACGATCCCGGCCAAGCCGATGTTCGGCCAGTAGTATTCGCGGCGGACGCCCACGACCGGGGCACCAACCTTGCGAACGTAATACTTGCCGAAGTCACCGTAGATGATCGGCTTGTTGCCAGTCCCCAGCGATGCCATCGCCTGGTTGACGCTGTAGGCCTGCCCCAGCAGCAGGCCGGGAACGCCCGTGCGGATATCGCCCATCTGCCACAGATAGGCACCCTGGCCATCCTTGAGCTTGCGGATCGCGGCCAGCGTGCTGTCATTGAACATGAAGCGCGCCTTGGGCGATGCCCGATAAGCCGGGTCAACCGAGTGCAGCAGATCGATGATCTCGTCCGCAGTCACAGCAGCCACGCCAGCGGCAGTCTTGCCCAGCGCAGAAGCGGTAACAATGCCGTTCGGATCGCCAGTGCCGTCGCCAGTGGTCAGTTCCACGTTCACGCGGCGGGCCAGACGTTCGCCCAGCAGTTCGCCAATGAACTGCTCGATATCGACATTGCTGTCCTGCAACAGCTCCATCGAAACCTGCACCCATTCGGTGTCATAGCCGTAGGCATTGAGCGTCATCTTGCCGAAGGTGGCATCCACGCCGCCATCGTCAGTCATCGCGCCAGCTTCCGTGTGCTTGGCCACCGCAACAGCGGTGTCATCCACAGTCGGGAAGTCAATCGGATTGCCACCACTGGTCGTCAGGACATTGGTGATGGCCTCGTCATACATCGGCCCCCACATCTTCATCGTCTTGTCGATCACAGCCGCCAGTTCGGTCGGCACGGTGTAACCGCCAGCGGTCGTGGTGCCAGCGGTCTGCGCGCGGCCTTCGATCTGGGTCAGCCCGGTCTTGATAACCGCGCGGGCCTCAGCCGAAATGCCCTGCACATCAAAGCCGGACTTGGCCAGTTCGATGAATGCTTCGCGATAGGCGATCTTCTTGCCATCGGCCTGCCCAGCGGCCTCATCAGCCCCCATGTTCGGACGGGCGGCGGCGCGGGCTTCTTCTGCCTTGGCTTCAAGCGCGGACTGGCGCTCTTCGCGGGCAATATTGGCCTCAACCTTGTCGAAGTCGGCCATGATCGTGTCGTGGCGACCTTCCAACTCAGCCGCGCGGGCTTCGTCGGTATTGGTCTTGATTTCCTCAAGGGCTTCGCGGGCTTGGGTAACAAGGCGACCGCGCTGTTCCTGCATTTCAGCAAGGTTCATGGTATGCACTCCAATGAAAAAGGCCCGCCACCATGACGAGCCTTGCATTGCAGGGGATCAGCCCCCTGCGGGCCTCCGGCGGTCGCCGGGAAACTGGTTAAATACGGCGGAAGCGGTTTTCCTGATCGGCTTTGCGGCGGAAGTATTCGTCCGCCCGCTTGTCCGCTTCCTTGCGCTCTTCTTCTGCCGCCGCCTTGGCTACTTCATACGAGCGCATGGCAATTGACGTTTGCGGATAAGCCCCACGGTTCACAATCGACACATCGTAGAGCATCACATCAGTGATGGTGCGAACGTCCAGCCCCGATGCGCTGGCATCCCAACGCTGTCCGGTCGCCTGAAAAGCAAACGACATTTGATCGAGCATCTTGCCGCGCATCTTGGGGACAATCCGCTGCACATCAGGATCGGACGGGTCCAGTTCTGCCCGAATGAAAAGCCCCTTGTCATCCTCTGACATGGTCAGATTACCAGCGGTCGAACGCGCCAGTGGCAAACCGCCGTGATTAATCAGGAACTCGGTGTCATCGCCGCGCGAAAGGGCGCTGCGAAAAGCCCCCGGCGCGATAACTTCCATGAACACATCAGCAATGTTGGTCGGCTCGTTAAATACCGCCGCATAGCCTTCCACGATGATCGGGCCATCATCGGACGAGCGCACCGCAACGGGTGCGCCGTTGCGCGTTTCAAACTCCATCCGTCAATCCTTCGTCTGCGGGAGTCACGGATTCCCCGGTTTGGCTGTTGATGGGCAGGGTTGCCCCTTGAATAAATAACTTCTCGGCATTCCCACCCATAGCCTGCCGGTTTTCCAGCGCGCGGGCTTCATCCGGCGTCAGGATCGCATTCTGAATAGCACTCGCAAGGCCAGACATGCGGGTCTGGAAATCACCCCGCAAAAGACCATCAAGCGAATGCTCAACATACCGCCCGCCATTGCGCTGCCCGAATAGTTTGAGGTTGCATTCTTGCTCAAACGCCTCAGCCCACTGGCCGACAAGGTGCTTAACGAGGTGCAAATCCTGCTGTTCGCTGTTGCTGAAAGTCGCGCGGCTCAAGTCCTGCAAAAACACTGGCGGCAGGTTATAGACGCGAGCGATTTCCTCAGTCTGGAACCGCCGCGCCTCAGTCATTTGCCCCTTGTCCGGATCGAAACCGATGGGCTTCAATTCGTGCCCTGGTGGCATGGCAATGATGTTCTTGCCGCTGTCCTTGGCTGCATCAATTGCCCGGTTGATATCCGCCAGGGCGCGCTTCATGCCTTCCGGCCCGGTCGGGAGCGGTCCATGCACAGCCAGCGGTGGCACCCCGCCACCAGCGAAGAACTGGCTTCCATAATCATTCATCGCAAGCGCAAGTTGAATAGCCTTCGCGCCCTGCGTGATCGGGCCATAATGCGACAGGCCATCAGCCTTGAGCATGAACGGCACATCAATCACATCGGCGGCAGGGTAAACCTTGCCTGTGGTGCCAATCGCGTAGCTTGTCCGGTTCAAATCATCACGGCGGATTGTCACTGTTGCCGGATTCATCGGCCACAGCCCGACAATGTTTGACCCGCTGCGCTCAATCCACAACAGACCGCGCCCGCCGGTAAATACCTGCTGCCAGAAATACTGCCGCAGCTTGAAGCTTGTCCATTCCGGGTTTGGCGCTTCGTGGATCAGCGTTTCTAGCCCACCCCTAACCCGCACCGGCCCATCGGCTGCGTTGCGGTAGGTATGCAGCGGCAGGACAGCCAGTGTTCGCGAGAGAAAGGTTGTCGCGGCCCATACCGCAGGAACAGTCAGCGCGCTGTCAATCGTCACATTAGGCAGCGCAACCGTGCCACCAGCATTAATGATATTGAGCATTGACGAATTAGGGGCCTCCAGCGACACAAGCCGCTGTTCGCCACGGAACATGTCACGCCAGCCCATTATGCCGCCACCAGCGTGAAAGAGGGATCATCCCAAGGGGAATAGGCCGGGGCTTCAACATTCATCGCCTCCACCCCTTCCGCCATTGCCAGCGCCACCATGCCATCGATCCGCCCTGTGGCCTTCGATTTGTCGAGCTTCCTGTTGCCAGCCGGATCGGGCACAGCCACGGCATTGGCCGCGCACATGGCCAACACAGGGTGCCCACCGTGGCGCACAATCCCATTCAACAAATCGGCCTCAAGCGCATCGAGCGCGGGAGACATTGAAACATAACCCTGCCCGAACGGCTCAAGCGGCAATTCCACACCCTGGCGCTCAAATGCGCCCTTCATCCGGTCCATGCGCCAGCGGTCAAACGCCAACTTTGCAATCGGCAGTCCTGCGGTGATCTGCCCAATATCGCGAGCAACAAAATCATAATCGATCACCTTTCCCGGTGTCGT